TTATATATGACAGAGATGTAAAACTTCTATAAAACTATGAAAAACTATTGTGATGATTTTTCATAATTTTGATATTTATAGTTGAGAAAAAAATTTATTGGAGATTAAAGATGCCAGAACTATTAGATCCTTCGGAAATCATGTTCACACCGTTTGAACCGAAAACGAAAAATCGGTACATCATGTATATTGAGGGGATACCTGCTTATCTTATTAAGACAGCAAACAGACCTTCAATTGCATTTGAAACTATCGAACTTGACCACATCAATGTAAAAAGATATGTTAAAGGTAAGGGAGCATGGGAAGAATTAGAAATAACTTTATATGACCCGATTGTTCCAAGTGGAGCACAAGCCGTAATGGAGTGGGTTAGATTAGGTCACGAGTCCGTAACAGGTAGAGATGGTTATTCCGATTTCTATAAGAAAGACGTAACTATCAATGTTTTAGGACCAGTCGGTGATAAAGTTGAGGAATGGACATTAAAGGGAACTTGGATTGTAAACGCAAATTTTAATGATTTGGATTGGTCAAACACTACTGATCCTGCAGACATTACCCTTACATTAAGATACGATTACGCAATACTACAATTCTAATAAAATTTTAATAAAAAAAGGAGTCAATTATGTCAGTCATAGCAGATAAAGCTTGGTGGAAATCAAAGACAGTATGGACATCAGTAGTTGCTGGTGTTGTTGGTGTATTACAGGCAGTAGGTGTTGTAGAAGCAGTACCTGAAGTTGTTTGGACAGTATTAGCGTCTTTCGGTTTATATTCCGTCAGAGATGCAGTTGGAAAATCAAATCCAGAAGTAAATTAAGTAATTTAAAAGCTGGGTATTTTAAACGATACCCAGCACTATAGTTTTATAAAAACGGTTATATTGTATACAATACAATACAATAGAAAGATAACACAAAGGAGAATACAATGGCAGAAGAAAAACGCCAATTTCCCACCGAGGTAATAGATTTACCTTCTAAGGGATATTTTTATCCAGATGGTAATCCGCTATCAAGTGGTCGTGTCGAATTAAAATACATGACGGCTAGAGAAGAAGATATATTAACATCGGCTAATTTAATTCAGAAAGGAGTTGCAATAGATAAATTGTTACAATCTCTGATAGTAGGTGAAGATATTAATATAAAAGATATTTTAATTGGGGATAAAAATGCAATTATGATAGCAGCTAGAGTTTTGGGTTATGGGAAACAATATATAGTAGAAATTGAGGGTGAGGAAGTAAATATAGACTTAACAGCTCTAAAAGAAAAGGAACTTGATTTATCCAAATTTAAAAAAGGAAAAAATGAATTTCCATTTACCTTACCAAATTCTAACAGAAAAATAACCTTTAAGATATTGACTTGGGGTGATGATGAGTCAATAGAAAAAGAACTTGAGGCACTTGAAAAAATAGGTGCTGAAGTAAAACATGAAATGACTACCAGACTAAAGAAAAGAATCACATCTGTGGATGGTAATACTGAACAACATTTTATAAACACTTTTGTGGATAATGAATTTCTTGCAGTTGATTCGTTAGCATTTAGAACACATGCAGAAACAGTTGTACCTGATGTAGACATGACATATACATTCACATCTATACTTGGTGATGAGAAGGAGATAGTGGTCCCGATGACCACTGCGTTTTTTTGGCCTACAACCAAGTAATAAACCTGACATACACGAAGAAATATTCCAACTAATTTTTCACTCTAAGGGTGGAATATCATTTCAAGATGGGTATAATATGCCTATTTATCTCCGCCGATTCTATCTTCAGCGATTGACAAAGCACTATAAACAAGAAGCAGAAGAAATAAAAAAGGCTCAACAAAAAAACAAGCGCAGATAGGAAAAGTAATTTTTTAGATATTTATTAGTAACTAAAATACAATAGTTTTAATAATTTTAAGGAATTCATTATGAGTAAATTAGATACACTAATCAGTAAATTTTTTGATAATCTACGACAAGGTAGAGTAGACTCCTTTACAAAAGATATATTAAAGGATCCAAAGGCCAGACAGGCCGTTAAAAATTTAAAGAAAATTGAAGATGATTTATTAAAGCACGTCACAAAACATTACAAAGAATCTCTAAAAAAATAATTAAACCTTGTAATTTCAAAATAAAAGTTTTATAGTTAAAACTTAATCAAGGAAACTAATGGCAACCAACCCAAAAGACGCTAAGTTTATTGCAGACCAAGAAGAACGTGCCGCACGAGCTGCTAAAAAAAGAGCTCAGGCCGAACAAGATGCTGCCAAGTTTGAAAGATTAAAACTTAAAGATCAAGGTATATCGTTACCCCAATATGAAAAGGCACTAAATTATAAACGAAAAGAGGCCGAGCAAGAAAAAATTATATCCGATCAACGGAAATCTGCAACTTCAGAATATAAGAAAACTCGTAATTTAGCCAGAGATAATGCAAAACTCTTAAAGAGTAATACAGGATCACTATTAAAGGAGTTGGGGATTATTAGTGAGAGTAATAATTTAAATAAAAGGTCAGAAATTGCCCGGAAAAATGCATCAGCGTTTCAAGGTAAAGGCACTGGCTTTATGGAAAAGAGGTATAGTGCAGAACAAGAGGCCTTTAATCTTGCACAAGACGCACGGAAGAATGCAATATCAGATATAACAGAAGGTGGTGAATTCGACCAGATAACCTTTGGAGATGACCTCGAAAGTCAATTAAGTGGTATAGATGGATTAACCAAAAAGGCCGCAAAAGAAATTTTAGACTCAAGTAGAGCATGGGCAAAAAATACTGGTCAAGTAATCGAGTCCGCGGGTGGTGGTGAAGATTTTGCTAAAAAATTCGAAATGTCAAAAGATGCTATGAGTCAAATGGATGGATTTAAGAGTAAAATATTTAAGGTAAAGAGTTTTCTTACCGATCCTCAATTTAGAAATATGATGTTAAAGGGAATGTTTATTGGATTAGCAGTAAAAGCCGCCACAGCATTAGGATCAGCTCTTAAAGCTGGTTTTGATTTCTCCAGAGAGATGGGTATTAGTTTAAGTTCAATGCCACTTGCAGTAGGAGTTGCAAAAGAAGAAGCCAGTGCATTATTAGATGAATTCAAAACATTAGAAGGTGTTACAAGTGGAAATTTACTTAGTATGAAGATGATGTCGTATTGGACTGGAGTAAGTGTAACAGATTCAGCCAAATTGGCAAAGTTACAGATGTCCATTACAGATTCTACTTTAGAAATGGCATTAGATGACCAAGCTAAATTCATGAAAGAACTTAAAAAAGAAGGTTTATCAGCTTCTAAAGTTATGTCTGATATGGCAGGACATTCTGAATTTATAGCAAAGTATATGAAAGATGGTGGTGATAATATGGAACAGGCCGCCAAACAGGCAGCTGCAATGGGAGTATCTTTGGATCATGGTGAATCTATAGCAAATAAATTATTAGATTTCGAATCATCAATAGCAGCAGAGCAAGAAGCAAGTATGTTACTCGGTAGAAGTATTAATTTAGATAAAGCTCGACAACTTGCATATGACGGTAAGATAGCAGAAATGCTGGTAGAAGCCAAGATACAGGCTGGTGGCGAGGCAGAATTTGCAAAGATGAATGTAGTTCAAAGAGAAGCGTTAGGAGATGCACTCGGACTAAATGCAGTTCAGATGGCAGAAATGGTTAAGGGACAAGAAGGAGCAGCAGCTGCATCTTCAAAAGTTAAATGGGCGTGGATTGGAATGGGAGCGTTAGTTGGTGGAGTTGTCGGACTTATGGCTGGAATGATACCAGCATTAATTGGAAGTATTCCTGGTATGCAAAAAGTTGCATTTAAACAAGCCGCCAAGGGTATGGCAGTAGGTATAGGAACTGGGGTAGCAGGTGCGGCAGCAGGTGGTTTATTGGGAGCAGGAGCATCTGCAGGGGCAGGTGCGATGGGAAGAGAAAGGGGAGGTCCAGTTAAAGCTGGTAGTCCTTATGTGGTTGGAGAGAAACGACCTGAATTATTTGTTCCAGGTATGAATGGTAATATACTACCATCAGTTCCACATATGGCGGAAGGAACTATGCAATACGGAGATATGGCTCAGACTAATTCAAAACTTGATAAATTAGTTGGTTTGATGTCAATGAGAAATGAACAGGCAGAAGTACAGACAAGGAAACTTGGTCGTGATATGAACAATTCTTTTTCACAGAGATAAGATATGAGTATAATTGATTTAACAAAAGATTTATCAAATTTTAATTGGACGGAGTATTCCAAGGCTGGAACTGGTAAATCACCACAGACAGACAAGACACCTTACTTTGAACGACCTAATCCAAAATCATTAGAACAAATGGAATCAAAGTTTGGAAAACTTGATACTCCACCAGGTACACGAGGCCCTTATGATACAGTAGATTATATGGACGGAACTAAACAAGGCCGGGGGTTTATTCCACCTGGTTCAACACCAGTTGGGTTTGATAAAG